GTAGTTAGAAAGTCACCTAGAAAAGTAGTTAGAAAGTCACCTAGAAAAGTAGTTAGAAAGTCACCTAGAAAAGTAGTTAGAAAGTCACCTAGAAAAGTAGTCAGAAAGTCACCTAGAAAGGTAGTTAGAAAGTCACCTAGAAAGGTAGTTAGAAAGTCACCTGTAGGTTGTCGAATTATGACTAGTAAAAAATATAAGGAGAGAAATGGTCCTCCTAGACCTGCAAATGAAACAGGATGTAGAAATCATTTGGTTTATGGTAACGATGGTTTGTTATATGAATCAAAGGTTAATAAAGCTGGAATTTACCGTTGGGTTAAAGTTAAGAACTAAATAATGATAACAAGTATAAATTTTATTTTCAATATAAATAAAATTTATTATTTCAACTAATAAATGAGTTTAAAATTAGAGAAAATGTGCGCAACAAAAATATTTCCAGATAAGACGATGATTACCCCAAGTCCTAGCATAAATGATGATGGTCGTATTAGAGCTGCTTTTTATACACAAAAAGTATGGAAAAAGAATTCTGAAATCAGTATTTCTTTTGTCGGTGACCCGTCTAGGATATCATTATCAAGCTCAGCCGATGAAACGGAAGACCCACTTCAAAGTCAAGTGGAAAATATGAACTATAAAGATGCAATTAAGAAAATTATTATGGAAAGATTACAACCTTTAGTTAATCTGAAATTTACTTTTCTTGCTGATAATGTGAATACAGCTTTAGTCAGAATTGATTTCGATCCTAATAGAGGTTCTTGGTCTTTATTGGGTACTGATTGTATACAATCGAAGAATGGACCAACAATGAACTTTGCTTGGTTTGATGTTGGAACCGTATTACATGAATTTTGTCATTTGTTAGGCATGATTCATGAACATCAGAATCCCAGAGGAGAAAAGATTAAATGGGATTCCGAAAAAGTCTATAATTGGGCAGAATCAACTCAAGGTTGGGACAATAAGGAAACAGATACAAATATCCTAAATGCTTATAATATAGACCATATTAATGGGTCTGATTTTGACCCTTTATCTATTATGTTGTATTTCTTTCCTGCAAGTCTAACTACGAATGGAAAAGGAACAAAGCAAAACTTAAGGTTTTCAGGCATAGATGTGCTCTGGATTAATAAGACATACTTTAGACAAGACGGACCGTCACCAGATATATATTATAAAAAAGCATATAATGTTCCTCTTAAATCTTCTATTGAAAAAAGTAAAGAAATAGCAAAGAAAAGTTCAGGTAGTAATGGAATATATTTAAAACTCCTGATGTTTGGAATAATTTGTGTATTACTGTATCTTTTTGTAACAAAGGTTTTACTGAAAAAACTTAAGAAGAAATAATATCCTATCTATAATAAATGTCTAGATCTTTCAGTGTAGTACAAGTTGGTGGTAAAAATGTGAATGACGGAGGGAGATATCTCTCTGAAACTCCAAGTGGTGCAGCAAAAAAAGCTGGTTCCAGATTGCTTAAGAACAGAAAATCAGTTAAAGTAAAGATGGTCGAAACAACTAGAGGAAGCAGTAATAAGGAGTATTCTTATGTTGTAAAGAAGGTTCAGGTCAATAAGCTAGTCGTTCGTGACGGAGTTGAAGTTTTGTATAGATTTAAAACGGTGGTTAAGGCTGTATAAATAAATGAATCTGATATTGAGTTATCGTTCAAATAAATTATAAAAGATAAACTCTTTTATAATTGAAAGTAACATGACTTATCTCCTAAAGATAAGAGGTTTTAAAGAATATTGCTATCTATCAAAATGATACAAAACTATGTCGAAGAACTCAACAACATAAGAACAGAAATTTTGAGAAACAATATGAGAAATAGGATATTGAAAAAGAGAGTAAATGAATTAGAGGGTCATATATTGACTTATTTGAAAGAGAAGGAACAAGAAGGGGTTAAGTACAAGGGGAAAGCAATCATGGTTGAAAAGAAAGAAAAATTTAAACAGAGTAAAAAGCTAAAGGAAGAACTCGGTGTTGGTTTCCTCCGTGAGATAGGTGTTCGTGATGCAGAAAACGCATATAGACAACTACTTGAAACACAAAGAGGAGAAGCAGTTGAAAAAGAAACTCTAAAAATTAAAACCTTAAAGTAATTAAAATTGGTTAGAACGGATATAATGATTATTTGACCCGATATGTCTCTTGTAAACTAATAAATGAATCGTGTGTACATCACATAATTCACAGTTGTATGTCAAACGGTAATTTGAACTTGGTTTCGTATTTGTGTAATAATTCAATGAATGTTTATTCTTTTTCATATATCGGATATGATGAATCATTTACTATTTATTTACCTTACATTTTTAAACATATTAAACAGAAACAAGAGTATACATATTTGAATTGTATTTCAGTTCAAATATTATTTGTAAATAACAAACTCTCTAACAAGCCATCAATATAATCTCCTTTATGATGTTATCTTTATACAAAGAAATCAAAGCGATATCCAACTTCAATATTTTATTCTTTTCTACAGTTAAATTTGAATTCTCTTCGTAGTAGTCTTTAATGAGTAATAGATTATGATACTGATTTACGGTATCATATTCGTTAGCATATTGTAATACATCCGACAGAAGAGTACCATTAGTCACATCCATCGTTATTGTTTTACCAGTTGAAAGTCGAATGAAAATTTGCATTTATATAATTATAATTTGAATTTAAATCCGTTTAATATATTCTCTTAATAAATGAATATACAAGAGGAAGAACTCAATTATGAGAAACAAAAGGTCGTTTCCCTATTTGGAACTAAATTGGACATTGTAACACTAATAATTTTTACAGGAGGAATATTACTTTCCATTTTTATATGGACATACTTTGGATTATATAATTACAAAAATAATCGTTATTTTCTCCTTGTTCTCTGCTTGTTTTTAGTTACTCAGATTTTTTCAAGTGGAATTTACGCAGCAAGCTATTCGATTGAAGATAATGAAATCAAAGAGATAGTTCAACTGAATGCCGTTATATTCAGTTCACTCGTAATTCTACTTGCATTTCAAAACAATAATTATAGTGAACAAGATAACAAGATGTTGGTTATTGCACTTGTATTATCCCTCTTAGCTCTGATGTACTACAATACACCCAAGAGTAGCAGTGCAAAACGGATTATTAGGAAAATGAAGAATGTATTCATGACTATTTCCATATTTGTTTTTATGAATATGCTTTACAATTTGGGTTGTAATAAATTTGGTCTGTTATCTGAAAGCAAATAAATGAATTGCTTTTCAATATAAGATTCGAAAGAATTGAAGTATAATACTATATTCTTATTATAAATTATTAATAATTTACAATATAAAATCAAGTGCAATAAATCATCATCATTATGCGTTATTTGGAACTACACCACCATCTACAACATCGAAACAAAGGGCTTTTGCTAGTTCAGAAAGCTCATCGTCATTTCCAAGTGAAAGCTTCAATATTCTTGAATTAATCATATTCTTTCCAAGTTCACGAGCAGTGCTTGCACAGATATCAAATATTTCTACAGAAATATGTTCAAGTACAGCAGCAAGATATACTGCTGTTGCAGAACCAACACGACAGTTATACTTTTTAAAGAATTTAGATACACGAGTGACTGGTAAGACCAACCCTGCTCTTTCTTGTTTTCCCTTACGAGGTCCACCAGAAACTTTTGATGATGCATAATTGGCAACTGCTTTAGTTCCTGTAACTTCAACCGCTTTTGACAAACCACCACTCAATAGTATTCTTGACGCATACAGAACAGTACCAGGAGATATTGTCGCTTTCTTTTTCTTCTCATTAAGGAACTTAGCCTTCTCACAAATTGCACTTGCTAATAGATTTAGAAACTGGTTTATTTGAGATTTACTAATTTTATTTAGTTTCATATCGGGACAAATAGTCTTCTGAATACGGGATAAAAAGAGTGCAAAATTAGCTACAGGAGCTCCGGCACTTAAACCTCCATTACCACAACGACCAGCCTCGCTATTTACATTGTACAAATTTATATCAGAAGGTTTAACTCCTATTCTTCCAGCATGAATAGCATTCTTATTTGCATGGTTTAACATATTAATAACACAGTTTTCAGCGCAATGTTGTATTAATACCATAGCATCCCTAGAAACACGAAGTTCTGTGTTATAATATTGAATTAATGATTTAACGATTCTTGCAAATATTAATTTTGGTATCATCAAGCAACCAGAAAGTTCTTGGTAATATTTTATTTCATTATCGGCTATATTCACCTTGTATTTTTTTGGTTTACATAAAGACTTGCTTACAGGCTTGCTAAAATACTTATGAGGGATTCCTGCTGTTACGGCGTTCACATCAATTGTTTTCTTCCTATTATAACTTGTATAATTTACTATATTAGAAATCCACTTATCAAGCATATAAAACATATGTCCTCTTACTTCATCATACGCTAGTCCATTTAAACTCTTCACACCTGCTCTACGAGCCATTCTAACGATAGAAGGTTTATTAATAGTAGAGACTATATTCATACCTTCAATTATATCCATTTATTATTAGTAAATAAATTTTCTATATTTGTATAATTTCATAATACAAATATTAATCAATAAAAACAAGCTTCGGACAGAAGATACCCTTTAGCTCATTCAATACTCTCTCTCTATTCTTCATTCTAAACAAATATTGATTTCTTACAAAATCAGGCTGGAATCCAACTATGTTTTTAAAAGCGACATTACACATCTGGTCCAGAGGAACAACCAAGTTCTTTAGATAATACATATAATCCAATTTGATGATATCACCATGTTTCTTGATATATTCAACATCTTCTACCTTATCATATAACTTGCCTCTCTGATTATTTGGATAAGCAATCACGTATTCTAATCTCGTTCCTGCTGGAACAATCATTCCTCTATTTTTCATCCTTATAGAAAGCTGAACTTGAGCAGGTAAAGAAGCAAGATAATATTCTTCTTCTGTATCGACATTCTTCCTTGTCAGTTGTTCCTCCTTCTCCTTCGGTTTATTACTCAGAGGAGGAACCTTATAATCACCAACCTGAATCTTAATCGATTTCTTACCCGTTTTTTCATTCACGCTTTCTACCTTATATGAATCAGGGTCTTCCACAACTTCAAGAATATTTCCAGAATTTCCAACTGATTTAGTAACTATAAAATCTTCAATTGGTTTTGAATGAGAAAGGAGGTCGTTTATCTCTGTCAGTATATAATATAAGATATCTTCACTATTGATACAATCGGCAATCTTTGATATCACATTTTCATAAACATCACGAACGAACTTTGAATTATCTCGTCTTGCAAGCAATACTCCTTTCTTACCAATCTTCTTATTTATATTTCCCTTTGCATCACAAGCTCGATACATATATCTTTTCTTTGTCAGAATAAAGAAGAAACTGTAGATTGTCTCCTCAAAATCAATTCGAACTGGAGGTGGGAATTGCATACTAATTTCATCTGCTACCTTAAGAGCATAGGCCCAAGTCTCTTGTGCAGTTGTCAGATGAGGAAAACAGACATAATTACTATCTGTATCACCATATATGAGTTTGCCTTGATGTAGTTCCTGAATATCTCTCGATACTTTTTGGATATTAGTTCGACCCATATAAGTAACGCACATTGCACCAGGCATTAGAGGTAAATATCCTCTCTTTACACCAAGGGCTCCATACATACTATTTGCTGACACCTTCAAAGCAAGCTGTCTTTTGTCGAGAACATTACAAAGAGATGATAGTGTTTCAATGTTTTCAGACTGATTTTCATCTTTTGTTTCTCCATTCTTAATTGACTTGATTCTATCCTTATATTTATTGATTTCTTTTCTCGTATTTTGTCTTGCGTCCAACAAGTTCTGAATAATAGTAGGTAAAATACCCTTTGGTTCCTTGAGAAAACGATACTTTCTCTTTTCGCACATTGGATTCTTTGCAATGGTTTTCTTTATATCAGACCTTTCTTTCTTGTAAGGTTTCAGGTCATCAACTTTAGCCTTAATCTCATCTGCTAATTCTTTTTTCCGAAATTTATCAATCCTGCTATCTCGTAAGTTTCGAAGGTCCTTGATATCATCTTCCTTCTTTTTGATGTAGTTGCTCAGGTTATTGATACGAATCACCTTCTCATCATGTTCGCAACCGATATGGTCTTCCCATTCCATCACGTTACATTTCCGGTTAGGAATGCTATCATCGGTGACCCAAGTCGAATAATCAATATTATAACCGATAATAATTGATGGATACAGAGAACAAAAGTCAAGAGGAACGACCATATTATAAGAGCCAGGAACAGGGTCAAATACATAAGCACCAACATATCTTTCATTGTCTTTGGCCTCATACCCATTGCTCTCAACAACAATATTTTGATTCAAGCAATGCTTATAGATTTGAGAAAAGACCTTGATTTGTTGCCCTTGTGTATATAGAGTAAAAATAGGAACATTACAAATGCTTGCCATCTCCGTTAATCCATACCATGTCTGAAGTTTACCGATGAGAGACACGACAAGAGCACTATCTTTTATGCAGTATTTACCAACAATACCCATTGCTTTTTCAGCTTGAAGAGAATAACTCCCGTCTGGTTTTCTCTTGGTACCAATTTGGTAGCATTTAAATATACCCTTCACAGATAAAGGGTCTTTTGTTTGACCAATAAAGAATTCGGCAATTGTTTTCAGTTTATAATTATTGAATTTGTAATCTCTTTTTATGAGAGGAAGAAGGTCAACATACAACCGTCCTTCTGCGTCCAAGAACTCAAATTCCTGATTCTTATAAGCAGAAGATGACCAACTGATTTTCTTCTTCTTTGCCATCTTCGTTTTATGAAATCCTTGTTTAGCAAATATATCAGGAACCATGCATGGCGTGTTCGCTCGGTCAAGCATATACGGAATATCAAAACCAAATATGTTATATCCACAAATGATATTCGGATTCTCCGTTCTAATCAACTTTACAAATTCAATAAGAATATCAGCCTCTGTATTACAGTTTATAATATGAACTTCATCACCAACTATAGATTGCTTAGGTCTACCGAGTGAAATCAGGTAGGAAGTATAGTTGCTTTCATTATAATCTCCTTCCCTTGTAAAGACACAAGAGATTTGAAATACCTTATCTCCCTGATTCACTGATTTAGGCATTGCATTATTATTGGTCGAATAGACCTCAATATCAAAACCCATTATCTTAGGCTTAGGAGCAACCGGATTTTCAAAAGGACCAATACGATTTTTACTTACAATATATTCATGATTACATAAAGTAAGCTTGTTTTCTTCAGTTTGTTTCTTCCCTGAAAATTGAATCCATCCTGCCGTTGATATATTTTTATTACATACAAATTGCAATATAGGATTGGCTTGGTCTTCGTGTACTTTCAATATAATTCTTCCAAGCCCTGATATAATCATCGGTTTTCTAAGCAAATAAACAAGAGACTTGATATGTTCCTTATTTGCAAAATAACAAAGTAAGAAGGGAAATAACTTATATTCTCCGTTCTTTGTAAAATTAGCTCTGTAAAGTTTCTTCTTCAAAACATACTGGGCATCCAACGTTTCCTTCTGCCTAGTCAAAAGTTCATCAATCTTCTTCCTGATAAGGAAGACACAACCTTCCGTAACATCAGGTGGAAGTTCAATATAACAATAAGGGTAAAAATCATCAACACGAACGCAGATATTCTCATTCTGTTCGTTTAGTCCATAGATACGGATACAAGTACATTCAGTTTCATCTTCATCAAGATACCAACTATAGGGGAAAATTCGTGAGCTTTGCATTATTCTACTTTAAACTGTATTTTCATTTTTTAATTCATTTTAATAGCGACTATCTATAACATCAAATAAGTATAACCATGTTTTAATTCTTCAAAACTATACTGATGACCAATCTCTTGATGTTCGCTTTCTTTGATTATTATCTTTACATTACGATGATTCCGTCTGCTTGCACAACATAACTTTTTTATAAAACGTAAAAATCCCATTTATTATGAGACTGAAAATTTAAATTCAAACAAATTTAAATTTTATTATATTAGTCGTTATTTATCTTAATGTGAAAATCCAATTGTCTTGGCAGTCTAAATTTTCGTTCCTTGTTGACAATAAAGTGGTCGTAAACCAATTTTCGCATAGTATTAATCACATATTCTAAATCTTGTATGTTATCCATGTATTTCACATATGATGTATGTTCGTCTATATTTGACCCTGCTTCAGACAAAATACGATTGATTATGTATTGATAACTTTGAATTGTCATTAGACTGATATCTTCTATCAACACACTATCGCTCGGATTATAAAAAGTAATTGAAAACAGTCTGTTAATTGAACTGATGATTGAAAGACGAAAAGCATAATCAATCACTTTATTATAGTTTTGAGGGGAATTCTTAATATCATAAAACAAATAAGCTTGTTCTACAAATAAATCATATTTATCATTTCGAATTGACATTGACATTTTTATTTATAAAGAATAAACAAAATACAATTCAATTTAAATATTCGAATTTCAATATCGAATTAAAGTGATATTTGTAAAATCAAATAAATTTAGTTATAAATATGACAATTGATATTGAATCTATAAATGGAGAAAATAATAATATTTTTAAGTTACAGGATGAATCTAAACTGAAACAGTTGGTTTTTGAACTTATTAAGAAATCAAACTCATCTGATATTGATGATAAGATATTCAATATTATCAGAAAGAAGTATAAGATTCTCCCATCTAAAGTACAATTACGATACATCTACGAAAAATACTTTCATCATATTCAACTGAACAACAATCTAAAAAGATTCCTTATTAAACGAGCGATGCGTTCACAATCAGGTGTATTGGTTTCTACTGTTGTTCTACGTCCTGATGTTTTCTCCTGTCCAATGAATTGCGCCTACTGTCCTACAGAAACAGATTTATCCGGAAGGCCAACTCAACCTAAATCATACCTATCTACCGAGCCTGCTATGCTTAGAGCCCTTCAATACAACTTTGATATTAAAGAACAGATTCGCGATAGAATCAAGTCTTATATCAACACTGGTAACATCGATACATCATCCAATACCCCCTGCAAGCTTGAAATCATCATCTCCGGAGGGACTTGGGAATCATATCCATACAACTATAGAGATAAAGTAATGAATGAAATATATTGGGCTTGTAATACATTTAATAATCAAAGAGAAATGAATTCAATTGAAGATGAGATTCATACAAATGAAACATCAACATTCAGAGTTATCGGACTTACACTTGAAACTCGACCTGATTTCATCACAAAAACTTCCATTAAAGATTATCGACGTTGGGGAGTTACGAGAGTTCAAATCGGGGTTCAGCATTATAATGACTATATCCTTCAAAAAATCAATAGAGAATGTTATACCGTAGATACTATTCATGCGATTAAACTACTGAAACAGACTGGCTTTAAGGTAGTATGTCATCTAATGCCGGACCTACCAGGCTCATCACCTCAATTAGATAAATGGATGTTTTATCAAGCTATAAATAACCAACAACTCCAATTTGATGATGTAAAAATATACCCTACAGCTGTTTGTCAATCAGATAATCATAATATCATTGTAAAATCTGATATTTTAGATTGGTACAAAGCAGGCACATATATGCCTTATGCAGATAAAAACATCAATGATTTAATTGATGTTCTCATCTACTACAAAACCAATATTCAACCGTGGATTCGTATACAGAGATTAGTTCGAGATATACCAGAAAAGTCAATTCAGGCTGGATATGAAAAGATTAGCAATCTACGGCAACTCTTACAAAACAGAATGACAAAACATGGATTAAAATGCTACTGTATTCGTTGTATGGAAATTGGAGACGGAAAACAAACTCAAAAAAATAATTCATCTCCTATATTGGTTGTACGGAATTTTAAAGCATCAGATAGTTTAGAATATTTTATTTCAATTGAAACTCATAAACAAGCTGGAATCATTAGTTTTAGTTTTTGGTCTTATGTATGGTTTCTCTTCATATCCTGGGTTATATCAATACTGCAGTATCCGAAAAAATACAATCGATATTGGTATGGTGACCTAGAAACGTATACCAGCCTGATTGGATTCTGTAGACTAAGGATTGATAAAAATGCTGGTGCTGGATTTATCGCCGAAATCAAGAATTCGGCTATCATTCGTGAAGTACATGTGTATGGTCAAACTTTGGGTGTAGGAGAAAACGGTGAATCTTCTCAACACAAAGGCTACGGTAAACTGCTTGTAAGAACGGCCGAAGATATTGCTAAAAGACATAAATACGATAAGATATCAGTCATCGCAGGAGTTGGAACAAGGGAGTATTACAAGAATAAATGCGGATATCAACTTGAAGGCACATATATGGTTAAAAATATCTGATTTCAATATATTTTATATCATATTTCTTATTATAAATGGTACGTGTATTAGATTTTAAGATGTCATTATTCATCTTTGCTCTAATTATATCTGTAATTCTAGTCTATTTTTCAACAAAAGCGGTTAAGGAATCGTTTATGGACCGTTTACTCAGTAAAATTAATGCTATATCAGTCGTATATATTGCGGTAGGTATATACATAACATTTGAGATATTTAATCAAACCACGGGAGAAATGAGACGACAAACAACACTAAAAATAATTGAAAGAAGTTTACTAGGTAATATGAAGCTAATAATTGATAATTATGAGAAGTGTCCCAAATTATGCTCATCATTATTTTATGACTGGCAAAAACCAAAGTCATTTGTCCCTTTAAATAAAGAGGATAATTGGGAAACCAAAATATTCGTATCCTTTAATATATTTCAAGCTTTTGAGGATATATTAACCGTATCAGAAGTTGACCAGACTGGTCTATATGTATGGATTGCAAATTTCTTACCTTGGGCTAGTTCTCCTTACTTAAAAGAATCTTGGGACATCTTATATCCAAACTTCGCAGACAGAACAATTGCTTTTGGTAATTTTCTCTTTAAAAACTGTCTAGACAAAGCAAAACCTAATAATGTCATAGAATATAAAGAATATAGCGACAAATTATCTCAATCAAAAGAGTTCATAGACCTTTTAAATAATTACAAATAAACATAAATTTTAAATTGGTTTGTAATTTAAAATTCTCAAAATTCTTCTATTCCATGCGTTATGATTGTCTGATATGTTTCTAAAGCTGTAATCAAAGTCCCCTTGCTTTGAAACTCATTCATACCTTTCTTTTGAAGTAGCTTCACTGTCAAAGGATATTCATTACATATGTAAGTGCTCATGCCTTCAGTCTGTTCTATCCTATCAATCTTCTTATTTAGAGGCGCAAAATTAGAAGGTTGATAATTATGGGAAGGTATCTTATGATTCTCCGATAATTCTCTCGTTTGTAAAGAAATCCAATTTGTCCCTCGAAGTTGCATTGGAAAATGCAAATTATTCGTATCATATGGAACAATCATAATTATGTACCGACACTGATTATTTAATAAACAATACGTTTTAACCATGTACAAGCTGAATTTATCATCTATATTTTTGATTTTATATAAGGTTGGATGATTAAAGTAATCATCGAAATAGTCAAGAAGCGATGTCTGTTCAATCTCGTCGTCAATAACCAATCCATATGTTGTCATTATCTTTTTTTATTATATTGGTTATTTATAAATGGATTCAAAATTATACAAGCTCGGGTTCCTCGACAATGACACCATGATGAGAAGAGACATACAATACCCATTATCAAATCAAATCATTTCTAACAACTGCAAATCAGATAAAGCAAAAACGACCTGCAATCAATATACTTTATATCCTGCTATTCACAGAAAGTGGGACTATGGACCATATACATGTCCTCCTAACGTTCGATACATTTTTTAAAATAATACAATTTCAACTTGACTATCAATTTGAAATTCATAACTTTGACATAATTATTCCTTTTTACCCTCACCTCCTTTTGTGATTGATTTCATATACTTATCTGTCAAGTATACAAAACTATCTACCCACTTCCACATTACCTTCTTATCCTCATCATCAAGGATATCGGAACGCCACAACCTCTTGAAATGACCAATCTTATCCCGATTTGAACCATTCAAATCAAATAGATTATTCTCAAGAAAAAACTGTTCATCTCGATTCTTAACCATCATCTTGAATAACTTATTATCCTTATTCAATTGATAATTGAAGTTGTTCATCACATCTCTAATAGGAATCTGATTAGAAAGAAACAAACGAATTACAACCAAATCACCTTCAGACGGAAACTGGTTAATCAACTCGTCGAAAAAATTAATAAGCTGGTTTTTAAATTCAAGTAGTATATCTTCTGTTGACATTTTGTATTTTTAATCTTACCTTTAAACAACTTAAATATAATTTACTTATTGCAAATTATATTTTTAATCTAAATCATATTGAACAACAGTCTATTCCAAATCAACTATAGTGCCAAATACACTAAATCTCTGGTTATTATACTGAGAAGCAGTTATATTGACTTTCAATTGCTTCCCCTCCGATATCGTTCTACTCTGCTCTCCTTCCTCCTTTACAAATGAATTCGTTTTCTTCACAAAAGCATATCCAACTATAGACTGCTTTGGAATCAAAATTTGCATCTTCTTCATCACGTCAATAAATATACCATCAGGGAAAACCATGCACACCTTCCCTGTTAATACCCTATCAGACTTTGGATTCAAACAAGAAGCCTCAAACTTTATATCAAACACGATATTCGAATCCATATTAATATAATTATCAAGAATCTTGATAATTCGATTAATCTTAATAATATAACCATAATCCTTATTGCACTCCAAAGAACAGATTCGAGTGAGCTCATTCATTATATGCTCCATAATATTCGAATCCATAAACTTAGGCTCAATACACACTTGCTTCTGAATGATAATCTTTTCCATATGAACTAAATTTAACATTGGAATAATATTAAATTTCAATTTAAGACACCCCTCAAAATGCTACATTCAAAAACCGCTGAAAAGCTATCTTACAATGACTATTCAATGATATTTTACCATTCTTTATCAACTCGTTCAGACATTCTATCTTGACCCAACCAATACCATTAGCATCATTCCCGTATATATGGTCCTGAACACTTACATCACACTCTTCCGACTGAATGAAAAAGTAAACAGCCTTATTTCGAATAGATATAGAATACATAAACTGCGATTCAGTTACATCAAGACCAGTCTCTTCCTTCACCTCGCGAACAGCGCATTTATTATATGTCTCGTCCTTATCCAATGTTCCCTTTGGAGGACCCCATAAATTACCTCTAGATTGTATCAACAACACCTTATTCTTTGACGGGTCATAAATGAAAACACCAGCCTTTTGCCTCCTGTTTCTCCTATCAAAAAAAAAAGGTTTTTTAGAGTATGGTTTTATACTCAAATTACAACAATCATTAAAACATTTAAAATTCATTATTCTTTATTTAATACTACATTGAAAATCCTTAAATAAAACAATTTATTTTTATCACATCTCATGAGTTACCATTCAAATTCAAACTGACTTAAATTCATAATCAATTCAATTAAATGATGAAGAACATAAAACAAACATTATTCGGACAACTCTATTTTCTCAATAAACAATCTCATTTCCAATTGAAAACATCCAATTTGTATTGTGAAACTTTCTTTATTCAAAATCACTATATCTACGGAATCTTTGAATTCAAACAATTATCAAAAAATGAACTATACTCCAATCTGATTATAGGAACAAAAGACAATCTATTTAAAATAGAAGAACAATATCGAATTATCAATAACATCGAAACTATAAAACTACAAAATTTTGACCTGAATATCAAGATACAAGATATCAATAATGATACCCTAAAAATCATACTCAATAAAAACAATAATCATATCATCAATTGCTCTTGCTTTCATCGACATTAAATTATTATTTATCAAATAATAACTTGAAACCCAATTCAAAATTAAACATCTTCGTAATCAAAATTTTGAACTCGTCTATCACATGAATTTATAAATTGTAAAAATACCCTCATTGCAACTATAATAAATACACAAAAAATAATAGTCAGACTTATTACAAGTATTTCAGTATCCATTTATTTATATCTTTAAAATTATAAACTTTCAATTTCAAACCGAAAAACAATATCATATGTTATTAAAATCACGAGTATTATCAGTTATTGGTTCTATCTTCAAAAGACACAAACATATTTTATACACAAACGAACAAACAACCGCAATACATACTATAGATATCAAAACTTCCATTTATTCAATATCATTACCGTTTAAATATTTTTGATAATTTTATAAATAATCATAAACGCTATTAAACCAACTATTATACTTATCCCTTCCTTAGAACCTAATTTATTTATAATATTCATTAGTATAGGTCTTAAAGTATCTACTACTTTTTCCACTTTTTTATTACCTTCGATTAATCCTCTTATATCCTTTCCAATTCCATTACTAATATCACCAATATTACTACCACTACCACCTTTATACTTTTCAGGAACAAAATCCAAAGTATTAGGTATATCAAACGTTAACGCTCCTCCTAATATGCCTCCATCCATAATAATAGGAACATCAATCCCATTCCAATTTGATTTATCAGAAATCTGATTACTACAAGCCATCTTGAAATATCCTCCATCACCACCATAAACTCCCCAAGAATTACGAATCAACCAATATTTAATTCCCTTTGAATTTATACCCCATCCAACAATAACTATTGCATGACCACCATCAAACCCAGATTTTGCATTTGGAATGTAAACTTCATCAGGATTCATAGCTTTTTTATCCCAGAAATCGTAAAAATCATTATAGACGGCAAAAGCAGATACTACAGGTCCCTTTGAATATATCTCCTTTTTTATATTCAATATTGAAGAAGGAATGTCAATATCAGACATACTCGATATCAGATATTCAGACTTTTTTACCCAAAGAGTACTATAATATTCACCATTACTCATTTTTACAGAATACATCTTATTCTTTGCCAATGGATTACCACAACAATTGCTACAACAATTATCGTCAACAGCACTCAAACAAGGATATGGAAACCACTCAGCTTTTGGAGCTTTTATATTTGCAGGATTATTTTGAACCAGTGAATAAGGCCAACAAGCTTCAACCTTTACACCTGTCTTTCCAAAGAAAGAAAATGCATCACTCGTTAACCCACCATTACAACCATTTGCTAATCCATTATCAGGAATTTGACTTGAACAAGATAAAGTCCAAGTTGTACTTGGCTTTGGTGCTTTAATACCAAGAACCTTAGACTCTGTTAAATTACTTCCTCGTATCTTACCATCCTCAGAAAATTTAATTGCATATCTATCTCCTAATGCTGTAGCTGCTGAAAAAGCCCAACAAGAACCACATAATCCCTGGTCTCTAGGAACCTCTATATTTACAAATTTATTGTCCCTCCAATTAAAGTTATCTGGAAGTGCAACTGCTATATCTGCCAATCCAATTGGTTTTTTCGATACTTTTGAACTTGGCAACATTACTAATAAATTAGCCCTATTAACTCTTTTACCACTATATTGTATTGGTTGTTGAATATCTGACAGGGTAACACCTGGTGGTAATGAAGGGCATACCAAAGGCGGGTTAGGTAATTTTACTTTATCCATTTATTAAATGTAAAAACAAATTGTTTTTACGTTTTGATATTACATATCTCTTCTACCTTACACTCTTCTCTTGAGCTTAGGTGATACTTTCCTCTTGAGCTTAGGTGATACTTTCCTCTTGAGCTTAGGTGATACTTTCCTCTTGAGTTTAGGAGACACTCTTCTCTTGAGCTTAGGGGAAACTTTCCTTTTGAGTTTAGGAGACACTCTTCTCTTGAGCTTAGGTGATACTTTCCTCTTGAGTTTAGGAGACACTCTTCTCTTGAGTTTA